TCCACAGCGGCAGAAACAGTCCAACGACCCTCACCGCTGTCGGATACGCCTCCAGAGAACTGTTTAAGGCTACCATCCCTGCGTAACACATCAGCAGTAAGATCGAGTAACCAAGACCCAACCACACTACCACGACGCCATAGCTCAGCAACCTCAGCAACGTCAATATCATAGCAATAGGATTCAGGGTCTGCCATTGGGGCAACCTCTGCGTCTCCTTCTCTGACATACTGGGCACCTGCATTCGCATTTTTGATGATGTTAAATCCTTCGGCATATGCTTGCATAATACCGTATTCAATACCATTATGAACCATCTTTACAAAGTGTCCTGCACCTGGACCACCACAATGTAACCAACCAAACTCAGCGGAAGTTACATCCGAGTCAAACTGAGTCCTCTGGGCAGCGGCGATTCCTGGGGCAAGGGCATCAAAAATGCTTGCACAAGTGGCGACCGCAGTATTTCCGCCACCAACCATAAGACAGTATCCACGATCCAAGCCGTAAACACCACCGCTAGTGCCACAATCAATATATTGGATACCCAATTTTGCCAGACGTTCTGCTCTCTTCCGACTGTCCTTAAAATTGCTATTGCCATGATCAATAATAATATCTCCTTCACCACAATATCGTAGTAACTCATTAATCGTCTCCTCTACGGTTTCGGCAGGCACAACCATTTGAAAGATTCCTGGTCGTGTTCCACCTTTATTATTTTGTTTGACTACTTGAACAAGGCTTTGTATAGAAGTTGTAACACCGTTAACATATCCGTTTTCGTATGCTTCGTTTGCTTTTTCATAATTCCTACGATAACCCCAAACTTCAATACCTGCTTTCATCATGCGGCGTGACATGCCTTCGCCCATTCTACCTAGACCAATTAATCCTACTCTCATAAAACCTCTGAATAAGCGTGTGTAAGTCCCCAATGTATAAAAAGTCCGATGGAGGAAAAAAGAAGAATTGCTGATATTATTGTTTTAATCATCTTCTTCATCCTCATAAGTAGATGGTTCTTCGAAGAGTTCTTTCATTTTTTGTTGAAAAACTCTTCGGTTTAATTTTTGTAAATCTTCTTCTGTAATTGTTGCCATTAGTTCAAAGTAATCTTGAGAAATGGAAGTAAAGGTGGAATTACACCAATAAGTCTTAAAAGTCCCTCAGCAAATAAAGCAAGAACCACCCAACCGACGCACATACTAATGATAGAAGCATTACGGTTGTGTCTTCTGATAGCAGCATCAATCATCTCCTGAACTTCAGAACGTGTAATAAATTCTTCTTGTTCGTGCATCATTTCTCGTCCCCAAGAAACTTTGCGAGAGGATCTCTCTTGGTTTTCACAATTTCAACTGCTCTTTTGTAGAACATATTACCTGTGTTCCCAGAAGATTCAAAAGTCTCCTTGATCTTCACCCAGTTATCATAGGTGTGCTGATCCATAAAGGTTTTTGCTGAATACTACTAGTTATTCTAGTAAGTATTTTTACTATGTCAAGTTTGTGTTGATACAAAAATATAGATTAAAAAAATCTAAAATTTTGTAATATTTGTAACAAGGAAGATCAGGGATTCGAACCCTGGAACGCTACTAACGTTAATAGTTTTCAAGACTATCGCCATCAACCACTCGGCCAATCTTCCAAAATGAGTCCTCAACGGACTTCAAAATCTAAACGCTTTACTTTACGCTGGCGTCTTGCTTCCTGGAAAGCAAGATCTTCGTTAGTAAGAATACTAGACTTTGATTTATGACTATAAGAGTTTAGCATAACTATATTGGATAAGTCAACTGCAGAAATGACTCCTCCACGAATGGTCGCCATATTTGGACAACCACAGGTCACAGTTTTCGTAGGATGCCCTTCTAACTCCCTACCACAGGAGCGGCATCTGATTCTTAAATTTTCCATTGTATTTAAATTATAGCGTATAGTCAGTGTCTTTAATTACATTCCCACCAAAATCATACAATTCAGCAGTTGCATCTGCTTTTTTGTTATAAATTTTTCTGTGTTCGTGTTCGGTTGTCCAATGGTTATTTCCCTGATAAAAAATTATTTTATCAGCATCACCAATGTTTTGAATATGTTGAATATGATACTTAGTCATTTTACTCAGTGAATGATCTTAACATCCAAATAAATTTACCGTGTGCTTCATTTAAATCATCAAGAAGATTAATAGTACCTCTTGATTTTTGGTTTTCTGCTTCTACTGCTGCTGAAGAAAGCATTTCAACAATCTTTTTATGATCTTCAAGAAGATCACGAATCATTTCCATTTCAGAAATATTAGATTTTGCTTCCGAAACTCCAGATACTTCTACAACTCTCGATAAAGAACTAATTGGCTTAATACGAAGAAATCGCATATGCTCAGAAATTCTATCAACCTCTTCTTGAATAGCAACATACTGCTCCCCAAACAAATCGTGAATTTGTTTAAAATCGGGACCTACAATATGCCAATGATAAACCCAAGTCTTTTGAAACAGAAGAAAAAGACTTGCCTGAGTATCAGAGAGTGATTTATAAAGTTTTTCCATTATACTTCTGTTTTTGAAGTATTTATAAGTGGGCGAAGAGGGATTCGAACCCCCGACATTCTGCGTGTAAAGCAGACGCTGCTACCGCTGAGCTATTCGCCCATATTTAGGATGTGTGCCATTTTTATATCTACCACCCTTACTTTTTTGTGGCGGTTGTGTTTTCAACGAATGGCAGTTAGGACACAATACCTGTAAGTTATTTGGAGAATGGTTAAATGGATCATCATCAATATGGTCTATTTCTAATGGTGTTCTTCCGGTATGGATATTAACACCACTCCAACCACATTTAGAGCATTTATTGCCAGCATCTTCAATAAGATAGTTTCTTACATATTGAGAAAGGTTATAAGACTTTCCCCCAGAGACTAATCCTTGTTTCCATTCTGTTATATATAAGGTTTTATTATGGTCTTGCTGACACTGATTACTGCAGTATTTTCCCTTTTTATGGTAAGGATTATACTTAAAAAAAGTTTTGCAGTTTAAGCAAGTTGCTTCTAACAACATAGTATTTAGTAGAGCACATAGTTATTTATAAACTATTCTACTTCACTTGACTAAGCATATATTCTACCGTATTTGCTACATCATTCATAGCATCTCGTAGATTTTCTCTTTGACCAGATTCCTGTTTAATAATAGGACGATGATCGTCGGTTAAGGTCCAACGCCACTGATTCATTTCATTACAATACCAAAGATTAATTTTCATTCTTGAAATATTCCAGTTTTACCCAATTAAGAAGTGCATAAACTTCTGTGATTTCTGACTTATAGTTTAGGTAGTCAGTATCATCAAACATTTCTTCATTCTCAAAGAATTCGATTTCACTCGAAAGAAAATCAACATAATGATTAAAGACAGTTATAGTAACTTCTCTATCGCGTTGGGAAATAAGAGACATAAAACTCCTAACTCGTTATCTATAATACATCAAAAAGGGGATTTTGTCAACCCCCCATATGTATATCAGTTACCGATTCTGTTGACAGCAATACGTGCTTTATTAAGGATACTACCCGAAAGAGGAACATAACCCAAATCATCAGCAATCATTTGTGCATTAGAACTTAGGGCATAATTTAGAGCAGCACGAATATCATTCGTCTTAGCACCATTTCCAGTCTTATAAGCAAGAATCCAAGTCAGAGTAGAAATAGGATATGCATTAGTGCCAGATGGGTTAGGGTTTTCACCAGCAAGATTTGCATCCAGAGTGATACCATTGAGAGCAGCAGCACCAGTCACAGCAGAAGGTCCGACAAACTTACCTGCTTTGTTTTGAAGAACCGCTGCTTGAAGTTTGTTAGCACGAATAAATCCCGTGTTCACGTAACCAATGGCACCAGGAGTGTTCTTGATGGTTCCAGAGACTCCTTCGTTGCCCTTGGCACCCACACCAACAGGCCACTTTACAGACTTACCAACACCAGGAGCCCAACCACCGAAAGCATCCAGAGAGTTAGTGAAGGCAAAGGTAGTACCAGAACCGTCAGAACGATGAACGGTCACTATCTTTCCAGCAGCACAACCAACTTGCTTCCAGTCGTTGATGCGACCCATAAAAATATCAACAGTTTGCTTTTGAGTCAGTTTCAGTTTGCAACCTGATTTATTATAAGCAACGGCAATCGTTCCACCAACCATAGGAATTTGAACAACACCACGCTTTACTTGCTTTGCTTCTGATGCTTTGATAGGTTCATCGCTTGCTCCGAAGTCAACTGTGCCCGCAATGAATTGACGAACACCAGCACCAGAACCAACGGACTGATAATTAACCCTACTCCCAGAAGTTCGTGCATAATCTTGGAACCATCGT